AGTCGGTCATGCTGACGCGGCTCGAGGAGAACCTGAACTACACGCCCAATGGGCTCATGGACACTTTCGGCGATCGGCGCATCTCGTGGGCGCAGGCGCAGGCTGTCGGGCGCATCGCGGGCAAACAGGCAGCGGACCAGAAGGCCATCGCGAACATCGTTTACGGGGGCGAGTGGGGGCGAAAGAACCTGGGCAACATCCTGCCCGACGATGGCTGGCGCTACCGCGGCCGCGGGCCGATTCAGATCACTGGCGCCGACAACTACCGGCGCGTGGGCGACCTGGTGGGCCAGAACCTCGAAGGCATTCCCGACCTGCTGTCGCAGCCGCGCTTTGCGCTGGAAGCCTGCATTGCCTGGTGGGAGGACCGCATCCCCGACAGCATGCTCGGTGAGACGACGAGCATCCGCAAGCGGGTCAACGGCGGCACGCTCGGCCTGGCCGAAGTGCAGGCCATCACTATCAAGGCGCGCGCGGCGCTGGAGGCGAACCATGGATGAAATCAAGGCACTGCGCGAGGAAGTCGCCAAGCTGCGCGAGCGCGTCGCGATGCTGGAAACAGAAGCTGCGCGAGCGCGGCCGCTCGGGGCCATCGACTGGTCACTGCCAGTGCAGATTGGCACGCCTGCGCATCGGCTCGTCCCGATGTTGCCCCTGCCGCCCGGTACGATCATTTGCGGAGGCCAACCATGAGCGACTTCGACTGGAAAGCAACAATCGGCGCCGTGGCGCCAGGACTGGCGGCGGCCCTTGGTGGCCCGTGGGCTGGCGCAGCGGTGAAGGTTATCGCCGACAAGGTGTTCGGCAACCCGAATGCCTCAGAGGCCGATCTGGCCACTGCGCTCGCGTCGGGCACGCTCACGGGCGACCAGATCCGCGCGCTGAAGGAAGCCGAGATGTCGATGCAGGTTGAGATGGCCCGCATCGACCAGGCGAGCGACGCGGCCTACCTGGCCGACACCGACAGCGCGCGCAAGCAGACTGTGGCGCTGGCCCAGGCCGGCAGCGGCATCTCGTGGGCACCCGTCGTCATCAGCGCGCTCATCGTGGGCGGCTTCTTCACCTGTGTCTACATGCTGTTCCTGGTGGAGCGCAATTGGGACGAGCGCACGGCCAACCTGTTGAACGTGCTATTCGGCGCGCTGACGGTGAGTTTCACGCAGGTGGCCAATTACTGGCTCGGCAGCTCGGCCGGCTCGAAGCGCTCAGGCGATGCGCTACGCAAGCTCGCGGAACAACCTAACAAATCGTAGGGTTATTGACATTCCTGAAAGATTCGCTATACTTCAGTCATGCCAACCGAAAGACTGAAATGACCGCGCGCACAATCGAACAGACGCTGAAATTTGATAGCGGGCTAGTGATTGGCGACAACCTTGTGGAATTCACCAAAGGTGATCGCACGCGGCGAGCGATCATCCGCATCGGGGCACGCGGTGCGATCTACGGCCTGATGGCGCCCGATGCCGGCGACATGTACTCCGCGTTCGATCGCATCAAGGGCGACAAATGGGCAAGCGCGCCCGGCGCGATCAAGCTCTGGGGCGCCAAGGACCCCGAATTTATGAAGCAGTTTGCGGGCGCGCCGCGCGCTGTGATTCCGCTTTAAGGCTCAAGGCCGCGCAGGCTGCATCGCTACCGGCGGCGCGCAGACCCCGGCCGACTTGTCGCACAGGCGCGTGACAGCATCGTCCAGGCGGGCCACGGTCTGCGATACCTGCTCGAGCTGCGCGTGGGCGTCAGCGCGCAGGTTGCGGGTGGTGAAGAAGATGGCACCCGAGGCGAACAGGTTCGCCAGCGTGAGGACCAGCAGGAAGCCGGCCAAATTGCGTTGCGTGTCGACGCTCATTGGGGGGTCTCTTTCTTGTCGTCGGGTAGGGTTTCCACCTTAGCACTGTCCGGCAACGCTGGCGTGTTAGAAGGCGTATCAGTCGTGCGACGAGGAAACCGCGCGCCCAGGCGCGCCTCGATGAGCTTCTCGAGGTAGTCGATGGTGCGCGCTGCGCCGAGCCAGCCCGAAACGCCCACGAACGCGTAGGTCAGATCCTCGCTCACGCCCGTCGCGCGGCAGAACTTGGCCACCAGGAAGCCCACGAAGCCGGCGCCACAGGCCGCCAGGAGGGCGGTTTGCCAGCTGGACACCTCGCGGCGCATCAGAGCCCCGATGAGCCCGCCGAAGAAGGCGAGCGCGGCCTGCGCAATGCCGGCGTACCACTCATCGAAGTCGATCTTCATGTTGGAGCGACCGGCCATTCGATCGCGTCCGGGAAGCCCGCCTGCTGCTCGATGCGGTTGAGTTCCACGCGGTACTGCTTCCAGGCCGTGAGTGCCTCGATGTCCTCGGGCGTTTCCAGATCCAGATCGATTGCGTCTTCCAGCGGCGCGATGCGCAGCGCGGCCTGCGCGAGCAGTGCGTCACGCTGCGCGAGCATCTCGGCAGCCGTGGGCACAGGCACAGGCGGCGGTTCGCGCTCGGGCGGGTTCGGCTCAGCCTCGGGGTCGTACAGGCGCAGCGTGGCGACGAAAGCGGCCGTGAAGCGTGCCTCGATCGGCACCTCGACTCCGTCGATCTCGTAGGGCTCGATGATCTCGCCTGTTGGGGAAATGTAGAACTGCATTATGCAAACTCCCGAATGATGACGATGCCCGGCGCACCTGCGCCGCCCGTGGCAGTACCGCCGCCGCTGTTCACGACGACACCACCCCCGCCGCTACCCGGATTGGTGGCTGCGTTGGCGTTCACGTTGAGCGTCTGGCCACTGCTGCCTGCGCCGAATTGCCCTGCGCCACCGGCGCCGCTGATTGCGGTCGTCGCAGACTGGGCGATGGACACGTTCGGGGAGAAACCCTGAATGCTGACGACATTGCCGCCGGTCGGCGCGCTGGCGGGCACGCTATTGCCGTTGGCGGTCGGCGGCACTTGGTTCGTGAACGTGTTGGCCGCCGTGCCGCCCGGAGCCGTCGCGAACGCGCCGACCGACGATGTGCCGCCGACCGCGCTGGCCCCACCAACACCTCCGGCCGAGCCGAGACCAACCGTGATCGCGATCGGCGCGGCACCGAGCGTAGCCGCACTGATCAGCGCGCGGGCGTACGAGCCGGCGCATCCCGGCGCGCCGAGCGACACGCTGCCGCCCGTCGCGCCCGTCGCGCCCGCGCCGCCCGAGCCCGCACCTTGTACCTCAAGCTCAGCGTAGGCCAGCGCCGTCAGCGGCGTGTAGGTGCCCGCGCCTGAGGTAGTCGGAGCCGCGCCGTTGATGCTGACGTTCTGCACGCCGGCGATGCGGGTGTAGACCAGCGTGCGCAGCAGTCGACCGGATGCCTGCAGCGGCGCGGTGAGGTTTGTGCCGTCGCCGATGACGATCTGCGCGCCCCCGCCCTGGCTCACCACGACGCCCGAGCCCGCGGCAGTCTTGCACGTGACAGAGAATGCCCCGGTGCAGTTGTTGATGACGATCCAGTCCTTGAGCCAGATCGGGAAGATGATCTGAATGTTGCCTGTCAGCGTGCCGGCCAGCCGCAGCGTTCCCTTTGCCGCCTGCGCAGGGGTCAGCGTGACGTTGGCGTTAGTCAGGCCTGCGATCGACGTTGCGCCATAGGCATAGCCGGGCACCCAGCTCGCGCCATTGGTGTCGGGATTGTTGGTGTTGTTGTCGGCGGTGCTGATCCAGTCGCCCTGCAGGTCGGCCGCATCGACGGTGGCGCCCTGCGGATAACCGCCGATGTTCGCGTCAGCGGCCCAGGCGGCGTCGAACGGCAGCGCGCCTCCGCCCATCATCCACCACACGACGCGCGCGACCTGGTTCATGGCGCCGTTGAAGTCTTCGCCTTCGGGAGGCACGCCGCCGGACTCGGGCGGCTGCATGGTCAGCGGCGGGAAGCCAAGCGACTGACTCGCGCGCAACGGATTCGCCGAGGTGACGGGGATCTCGACCTTGTTCGCGTCGTCGGCTGCGAAAGGCTTGTACCACTTCAGGGGGAGTTGCGAATTTTGCATGTGTTCACCTTAGCCGTAGCTGTCGCCGTAGTCTAAACCGTAACCCGCGCCCGGCGTCGGCGGGAAGGGCTGGTAGAAGGGTGCCTGCGACCAGGGCGCCACGAAGCGTGGGTTCGCGCCGACGTTGGCCGTCGCAAAGCCGAAGAAGCCGCCGGCAGGCGGCGGGCCGTAAATGAAGTGTCCGTTCGTGCCCGCCGGCTGCGGGAACAGGCCCGACTCGATGATGGCGCGCTCGATGGGCGTCGGGTCGAACTCGAAGTGGTACCCGATGTTCATCGGGTACCACTTCGAGTT